CAGCTGTCTCTTTGTCGTCCGAGTACTGATTTATTTCGACGCATAAATTTGAACTTTTAATGGTTCCTAAATTTTTCTGATTTGATTTTCTATTTACAGCATCTTTGTATACTAAATACGGAGTTCCTGTCTCCATCTGTGAATCTAAAATAGCAAACCATAATTCACGCGCTTGAACTGTTCGTCGTGCCTTGCCACTAGTTTCATATTTTGTATATAATTCAACAAACTTGTTACCATAAACGTCGCTTAGACCAGGACATTCATTGGGGCAAAATAGCGACCATATGCCATTAGCCTCTTTGACTCGCTCCATAAAAAGATCTGGAATCCATAATGCGTAAAAAAGATCACGAGCTCTTTGCTCCTCATCACCATGATTCTTCTTTAGATCAATAAAATCGTAAATATCGGGATGCCATGGCTCCAAATAGACTGCAAAGGAGCCGTTTCTTTTCCCTGAATTATGAACTAATCCCATGTCGGTTAAATAATTGTGATTATCAATCATATTAAAATCATATACATCGCCATTATACTCTGTATAATTTATACTATCTATTCTAGACCATAGCATACCGTTATATTCAAAATATTCGTCATCTGAAAATATCTTTTCATGTAAACTATCTAATTTAACCTTTTCCGAGATTTTTAAAATGTATTTATTGTTATTGGAATCAGTTTTGTATCCAGATGTTAAAACACCGGTTCTTAAAAACAGGTATCTCAGTTGCATTGTTAGCAATAATGAATCACATAAAATCTCTTTCAAAGTGATAAATGGATATGCATTCATTCCACATCTAATTCCTTCTATTAGAGCTTGAATCTTGTGTTTAGGTAGATGTAAAAAATCATTCCAAATTTGTTTCTCTTGTCTTTTTTGGTCTTCTTTTTCTTCTTTTTCTTCCTTTTCTTCTAATGATTCATTTACGTAAAACATCTTTCTGCAAATTTTTAATTTTATATTTTCAAAATTATTCCATTTTATTGTAAAAGAATTATTGTGTCCTTGTTGATTATTTTTTTTCAAAAAATAAGAAACATCAAGACTGTCAAAATATTCATTGATAAATTTGATATCATTATTCTTTGTATTTGGTATCATTATTGTTGAATTTTTATCATCAATGGTTCCATTTATCAACATCATACCGTAAAACTTGTAATAATCTAGATCATCAACAGCATTATCTTCTTCAAAAGTTGGTATAGGATATCCAACAAAATCATTTAATTCTAGATTAGAAGCGCTATAATAGTCTGGTTTAAATGTTCCTGATTTAATCAAATAAAGCTCATGTTCCTTTGTAACCCTTATAGGAAACAGTGAATTTGTTACTCTTATCTCCAACACTTCTTTTGATACATTGTTAACAATGACTTCATTTACCTTTTTAAACGTTCCATCAACAGTAACTAATTCATCTGCTACAACTATATCTTTGAATTGTTTTGGACCATTCTTTGAATATACCCATGAATCAGGTGTAAAGCATTGATTCACGTACCTAGCTGTTGTGTTAAAAACACGCAACATTGGTACAAGGCCATCTGTTTTACCATTGGTGCCTTTAATATGTGAATCCTTGGCTCTAATGTTATGAATATGCAGTCCAATTCCGCCGGAATATTTGGATATTAGCGCACAATCCTTTAATGTATTATAAATGCCGTCAATACTGTCATCTTCCATAGCAATTAAATAACACGAGCTTAGCTGCGGTCTTTGGGTTCCGGCGTTAAAAAGAGTCGGAGTCGCATGCGTGAAATACTTTTGTGACATCAAATTATATGTCTCTCTTACTAGATGCAAACTATTATTATCATTTATGTCTCCATGGATTCCGATAGACACACGCATCCACATATGCTGAACTCTTTCCACCACTTTTTTCCCTATTTTAAATAGATATGCACGTTCTAATGTTTTAAATCCAAAATAGTCAATCAAATGGTCTCGGTCATGAACGATAATGTCATTTATTTCATGTCTATATTTTTGAGTGAAATCCCATAAACTGTCTGATACAAGAGGCCATGGACTATCATGGATATCCTTAAAATTATACAATTGTTCTGCAACAGTAAAAAACTCGGAATCTGTATTTTTATGATGATTTGACACAACAATTCGTCCAGCTAATGTGCTATAGTCTGGATTTAACGTGGACAAAGAAGCACATTGTTCTGCTGCGAGTTCGTCAATTTTTGTTGTGGAAATTTTGTCATATAACTGATCAATGACTTTCATTGATAATGCCGACCAATTTATATTAATATTGGCTTCATGTCCTAACTTTTTGATGCGATTTAGAATTTTATCAAATGAAATGTCTTCTAGTTCTCCATTTCTCTTGGTAACACGCATATCAAAATTTACAAGTTGTTGAGATTCAGACATATTTATATTATTATACCAACTTATTTTTAAGTGTTTATTTTAAATCTATTTAAAATAAACTAAAATAAAATTATTATTTATTATTTATTATTTAAAAATGTTTCAATATTTATAAGTTCCCTTTCAATTTGTATATAATCATTTAACACTGGTATGGTTGTAAATGTTTTAATTAGAGGATTTATTACAACACTTCCATATTTATTAACATGATCGCAAAATGAATGGTGTTCGCAAATAGTTGGTTCCCATTTTACATTATTATAAATATGCGTTTTAATTAAACTAATTGATCCAAATGCTGATTTAACTTCTATTAATTGATTAGTATTGAATAGGTATTGATCGTTAATATTTATATTTAGTTTGTTTCTTATATTTATACATAAATTACAACTATTATAAACATGTATTGAAATGTTCTTTGTAAGAAATACCTTCTTTAGATATAATTGCAAAACTATCGTAATAATGAACACGATTATAATTAACAAATTTTTCCCAGCAAATTCCAAATGGAGATACCATGACAATTTTATCTGTTAGAGTATTTACTAATTTGTTTATAGTATTAGCAGTGAATACTACATCACAATCTAATAATAAAACATAATCGCTCTCCAATTGTCCGTGAAAATCCTTTAAATTATTTCTAATATTTGCCATATGTGCTCCTCGTTCAATATTAATACCAATTTTAACAGTATTATTTTCAATGTCTTCCAATAAATATTTTCCATTTCTATTTTTATTTTTATTTTTATAGAAATTCTTTATTTCTTCCTTTGTATTATCTGTTGAGTTATTTTCATATATAAAATATTCAAAAACAATATCGCATTCAGAAGTAATACTAGATTCCTCTATTTTGTCAAATATTTTATCTAAAAATTTAACATATTTTTCTCCATTTCTTATACTTAAAACAACACTTATTTTCATATATTAATACAATAGTATTAAATTATTATTTATAATACTATTGTATTTTCATATATTAATACAATAGTATTAAATTATTATTTATAATACTATTACTATTGTATTAATATTTACAACCAAATATTTAATTATATGAATATAATATAATACAATGAAAGCTAGTTTTCTTAAAAGCATTTTATTTTTATTGGGCATAATAGTATTAGGTCTCTCTTTAGCCCCCTTTTTAAAAATGGGGAAGGAAGGGTTTGAAACTAAAAACCTTTTACCTGGCGACTTTCCCGTGACAGTTGATAAGCCTATATTAGATAGTTATCCTCTTACAGGGAATAGTGATATTTTACAAGGAGCTAATTCTGGTAATAAATGGACAGATAATTCTGTTGGTTCGTTCAAACAGATAACAAATAATCAAAAATATCCGGATAGTCCTGATAATGGTTCGTGCACTCCTATAGGATTTTGTGATGTATTATATAAAAATGTGAATAATAATGAAAAAAATGTGGTAACATCTCTGGAACCCGCGGAAGAAGGAGAAGGAGCACGTGTAAATTATTATAGAACAATGCCGAATTTATTATTCTATTCTATTCCGACAAATGAGAATATTCTTTATTAAGTTGCCAACTTTTTAAATATTTAGTTGCAAATCTTTTAATACAGGTTCTGTTATTGATTCTTTCTTTACAAATTTTAGTAAACACTTAGAAGCAGTAGCAGTAGTAGTTAGAGGAGTATTCAGTTTTGTTACTGTAGTTATTGAATTATTATTATTATTATTATTATTGTTATTATCCACAAATTTCAGTAAACACTTAGACGGCGGTTTAGTTAGCATCTGGAATGCATTTACAGGCTTTGGTTTGCGATTTGGCGCCCGGTGTTCATAGCCTGTGATACGTTCTTTTACGACAATGTCCCATACTTCAGCCATTTCTGCAATATTATCATTAAACCATTGCCTATTTCTGCAAACTAGAACACAACTGAGAAACTCAAGCTTCCAATAATATGTTTTAATCCATATATATTTGTATTTGGATGATTGATATAATTCAATCATTTGTTCCTGCCACAAATCTATGTCTGAAGCCGATTTAATATGAAACGGCATATATTTGTAAAATGGTTTGCCATCTGTTGCATGAAAATACAAAATGACACCTCTACGTTTATTATCATTTGTATCCAAATATTCTGATTCCTCACATTCCACAAATTTAGTTTCTAAAAAGTCACATTCATCTAGCCCGCAAACTTCCATTTGTAGCTGCATTTGGACCCAATATTCTTGCTTTGGAATCCCATCAATTTCTCTATTTACGATGTTTTTGATTTCCAACATACGACCGTATCTTGGAGAGTCGCGATCAACATTAATGCCGTCTGGGGACGCACCTAGAAACGAATATTTGTCATGCTGAATGCAGCCAAAATCCTCAATTTTTGTTTGAAACATGTCTTCGTAAATTAAGACCGACAATGGTTCATATTTTTGTCCCCAATGAAGAGTGGAATTTATGTTTACTGATTGTGATTGTGTTTGTTGTTTCAACTGTGATTGTGATGAATTATTAATTTGTATATGTTTTACATTTACATCCGAAGATGTTAGTAGTACATCCATATTGATATTTTGTAAAGGATTAAATGTAGAATTATCAATATAGTTTTCAGGGTTTAATGGTTGGCATTTTTCGTAAATCAATTGATTTTTATTGCATTGACTGTCAAATGCCTTGTATGCATTTGATGCAGTGATTAAATTGTGGCGAAATTCATACCATTCTTTGGTTCTCTGGGCTGGCTGCGGCTTCTTTCGTAAAATCTCAATTTGATCAGTAACATAACTGTAGTCGGGTTCTCTAAGAATTATAGAGCTTGGATAAGAACGAATAGGCATAAAATCTTTGAAGAAATCTGCCTTTGCTTTTTCCATTATTTCATCTAATTCGTCTTCCGCGTCTTCATTATAAAAGATATCGTCGTCAAAATGAGACGCCATTAATTCGTCCATATTGTCATTGAATATTTCTTCAAAATCGGGATCAGTAATGATCTTAGGATTGTTTCTAATAAATTCTTCCATAACCCAAACGCAGGTTTCATATAGTTCTAATGCTTCTTCAATTGAAAAGAAGGTTGATTCTTTATCGGGAACAATTTGATCAATAATGTTTTCTAGAGGAAAGGTTGAATAAATCTGATTTTTATTTTCTAGTTGCATGTTTAATATATATTGATATTTTGTGTTTATATTATTATTACTGTTTCTTTTTATAGTAATAATAATTCATTTTTTTATTTATCCATTACATTTAGAAAAAGATATTTAAATATTTAAGATATAAAGATATAAAGAGATATTAAGGATATAAAGGTTAGATGGAAATGGAACGAGAAAAGGAACGAGTAAAACCGATTATAGACAAGAATGATTTTAAATTTACAAAAATAGATACAAACTTGTTTTCACTAACATTTGAAATTACTAACGATAATATTGTTTTACCTATGATTATTAATTTTGATTTAATCAACTTAATATATAGTTTAAATCCGAGTATATTTGCTTCGGTAAAAATGGATAAAATAGAGAACGAATTAGTAAACAACAATTTAGAAGAAGCCAATATTTCCGCTTTATTAAAAGATATATTCTATGAATTAGGTCTACCACAATATTATTTTTCTATAAATATAAAAAAAATAGATACTAAAACAAATGCAATAAGTATAACACCATCTAATATAAGATTTATTTGTAAAACGACCAAAAATATTTTATTATTAATTCCAGCTGATTCTGAAAGTTTGCCTATTCAACAAATTGATATTGTTTTTAACATAGTAACAAACCATTATGTTAAGGTAAAATGTGATATTTCTTTAGTAGATGATCATAATTTGCCACAATTTACAGAAAAAATAATAGGGAATACCCTCTATAATATATTTAATAAGGTAAAACAATTTATAGAGAATATTGCATTTAATATATAGATTGCAATATGAATATGAATATGAATATAAATATGAATATGAATATGAGTATGAATAAAATGCAAATAAATAAGTTTTTGAATAATATCGTGTTTGTGATAAATGTACTATTTATTATTTCAAGTGAATTTATATTATATTTTTTTAACTTTTGCAATTATGAAATCTATATAAATAATATTACACACAGATTAGCTAAGAAAAATATATTATATGTGAAAATATTTCAGGCTTTAGCCCTTAATAATAATAATAATAATAATAATAATAATTTATTAAAATATACAGATGATGCTCCTTGGACTAAAGAAGATATAGATTTAGAAACACTGCAAAATCTAGAAACACAATATAGCTTAATAATTGAAAACAATTATACACCTATAAACTCAGGAATGATTTCTCTTGTTTTTAAAGGAGTTATTTCAGCTACGGGTGAAAAAGTTGTCATTAAAATGAAACGAAATAATATTGAGAACGTATTAAATGATGCTATTGAAAAATTATTGTTTTGTATCTATCTTGCATCATTCATTCCAATAATAAATAATTATCAAATTTCAGAAGTGACTCAAAATAGTATTAATTTAATACGACATCAGACCAATTTTTCTCAGGAAATCCAAAATATGGAAAAAATAAGAAATAGTTGTAAATATTTAAGATATATTATAATACCACGTGTATATCCATGTGCAACAGAAATGTTTCCTAATGTTATTTTGATGGAATATATTGAAGGTAAAACTGTGTCCAATGTTTTACCTGAAGATTACACAGTGTATGCAATTCAAGTTCTTAAATTTGCATTAGTTAATTTATTTATGAAGGGATTATGTCATGGAGATTTACATGTAGGTAATATTTTATTTATTAAAGATGAAACTTCTCCTATATATAAACATAAAATATGTATTCTAGATTTTGGTCTTATTTATGAAATTGAAAAGACAAAAGATGCGTTTTTTTATATTTTTTCAAATATGTGCGTTTTGCCTGCGGAAGACATTGCTGTTAAAACAATGTTATCTGGTATATTAGATCCTGTTTCAAAAATTGCCGAGCTAAAAATACATAAAAGGGAACATTATGATAATATTGTAAAAATATTAACAGATTTTATATATGAGACAGTTCATATATCACGTAAATTAAGTCAACAAAATATATTGAAAATGGTGACGGAATTAAATGATTATTTAAATAATAATAATTTAACTATAAATAATGTAAGAATTAGACCAAGTGATGATCTTATTAAATTCCAAGTAATTTTTACGATGGTACATGGTGTAATATTAAGGTTATGTGGAGAAACATATATTGAATTAGCTAACAAGGTGATGACTGAATTGTTTCATGTAGATGTATCTGAATCGTAATTTTCAATGTTTTTAGCAGTACCTCTTATCTTTTTAGGTGCAAGACTTCGTGTAGTAGAAACATGTTTGTCATTGTTTTTTAAAGTAAAATGGTTAACTCCCTTATTGTGAAATAAGGCAGGAATTTCTTTTACTTCGCCATTTAGCTTATCATAAATAACATCCTTTACTTTTATTAGTTTTTTTCTGTCAAGACAGTCCTTTAGAAAGGACATTAATTTTGCATGTTCTTCATTAGAGAGACTATTTTCAGTTCTGTATGTTTCAGCAAAAATAGTTAGCTTCCTTATTTTGGCTGTTTTGTCTAATTTGTTCCATGGTTCCACTGAATTAGTGGTTTTTTCATTTTCAAGAAATTTATCTAACACATTTAGATCGGTTGATGCTTTTCTTTCTGTTCTTGCTGTACCATTTATTAACATGGTTTTATATTTGATACTTTTGAGTTCATTTGATTCTACTGGCAAAGCAGTATCTTTTTCAAATACTTCTTTAATAACTGCATCTTTGACGTAAGAATCTTCTTTAACAATTTCTTCAATTTCTAATTCTAAATTCATTTTATTTATATATTAATATGTTGAGTTGATTTTAACTCAGTTTTATATATTAATATTATTTTAAACATATAATTAATAAATACTATTTATATTGATTTTATAAATAGTTAATAAAATATAACCATTATATTTAAAAAGTATATTAATATAATGTCTTTTGATCCAGATTTAAAGGAAAAAGAAAAAGACCCTAATATAAAAAGGATAATAATTGTAGAATCTGTTAAAACTGGAAATAAAAGAGAAAATAAAAAGGAAAAGGAAATTGAAGTAAATTCTATAAATAATGCTTTAATGTATATTAAAAAGGAGAAGAAAGAGAGAGTTGAAGTGGAAACATGGGGTCTAAATGATGCCGATTTGTCCTTTGAAAAGCAATTGATTACTTTAAAGAATTTATTTGATAATAATAATAATAATTCTAGTTCTAATTCTAAAGACAAATATATACAGCGAATAATAAACCATATTAAAACCAAAATTCACAGTTATAGACATCAGGATACTTTAAAGAAGAAATATAACGAAACTGAATTTATCAATTTAGAATACGTTATACAGTTGTTAATAGATTGTGAATTAAAATGTCATTATTGTGCATGTGAAACCTTTTTATTATATGAGATTGTAAGAGAGATGAAGCAGTGGTCTCTAGATAGAATTAATAATGATATAGGTCATAATAAGGGAAATTTAGTGATGGCTTGCCTGGAATGCAATCTGAAGCGACGTAGAACCAATAAAGATTCATTTTTTATCACAAAGAATTTAAAGATCTTTAGGGAAGGGATAGATATAAGGAAAGAATAGATATCTAAGGAAAGAACAGATTTGTAGGAGTTTATTTTTTCATTATTAAATAGATCCTTTAATAATGAAGAAGAGAGAAAGAAAAAAAGCTTTTATATTCTGGAAATGGACTCTTGGGGAGCCATATTATAAAAGTGCCGTAAAAGAAAGGGCTACAAATGTTAATCCAAATGCAACTAATAATTCAGAATATGATTCACAACAAAATGCAATAAAACAATCGTTAGATTTTGACTTTGATATCCAGCCACAAGGTTTTACAAGTGTAAATATAAGGGAGGAATTAGACGACAAAATGTCAGGACGTGAGCTTGTTCAGCAACGAGGAGCGAACCCATTTATGCAGCAAACTAGCTACGTAAATGATATTGTTGTGCGAGATATGTATCTAAAGCCGGCTAACACGACTCAAGGGCGATACAAAAACAGCGAATCTGCTGCTATTGAATCCGAATATTAGAGGAGTTGGGTTTTAAGTGAAGTGAATAATTTTTGGCTCTAGAGCGCGCGGACACACATGGTATGCAATAATCGGTTAGAAATGTAAGCCAAAAATGTGTTAAACACAATTAGCGCCGAATTGGCGATAAACATAGTATTCACTTTGCTAAAGTGCATCGCCATGTATGTCACAACGGAAATAAGACTGATCGCAAACGTAAACCCAGTAATGATAGAGAGAGCGTAAAAGTAAACGCAATATTCCTTGCCGAGAGGGCCAAAATAGGTATTCATAAAGTTTTCCATTGTTGTTATATTTTATTACAATATTTTTATTTTATTTAATTTTTGCTAAATATTATGGCCGAAATAATAATATTAATATTATTATGACCGAAATATAATGACCTTAAAAATAAATAATATATATTTAAAACAACTTAAACAACTTTTAAGAAGACATAAATAATGAGTCATAATTCCACCTATACAACCCAAAACGACCTTCTATTAAGAAATTTATTGGTCTTTTACGATACCAATAAGAACAATAATCTGGATAATATGCTGCGAATTATTACAGGAGAGTCTAAGATTTCCTTACGTATTGTGGACTGGTTTGCAACAAACTATGCAAAGAAGTATTATACGCTCTACGAAATCAATCAAACGGCGGACAATATGTTGAGACGATTTAAGGTCTACGACGACTACAAGTTGAAGCTAAAAGCTTACAGCAAGAGACGTTTTGACCCATTTTGTCGATGGGATAGAATAAGTATCCCATACAAGGATGATAAATGCATCGAAACAACAATTGGCCAACTAAATTTCTTCAAATGGGCTTTAGAAAATCAAGTGGTTGATTATATTGAGAGCAATTATGATACCATTGAGAAGGATATGAACAACCGAAATAGCACGTCAAAACGTAAAGAGCTATTGCTAATAGGTGACAACGCGAAGACGCGAAAAAAGCGCGAAGAGCTGTCCATTTCCGCTACGAAAAGCATCAAGAAGGAGAAGGTGGAGATTGTTGTGAAGTTTTGTTAGGCAAAATGGTGTCAATTAGATAAAAATCTTGCTCGATGCTAACATTAGACAAGATTATATCCATTAAATAATCTTATTAAAAATAAATACCCTTCGTTTTTATTTAAATATAATTTAAATACTTATATATAAGCCAAATTTTTGAATCAATGGGAAATTCTCAATCAATGCAAAAAATAAATTACGAAGACATGCAGACCGTGATTAAAAATCATAATACCTTTTTGCTAATCAATACGCTGCAACCTGCCGACCAGGGCTGCCTAATTACACACACTATTTCAATTGATAAAGAAGAAACACTTATAAATAAATGGTTAAGAGAGAACAAGAGTATCAAAATCATCGTTTACGGTAGAAACAGTAATGACGAAACGGTTACAAAAAAGTATCAACAGCTGCTATCGCTAGGATTCAACAATATATATGTTTATATGGGCGGCATATTTGAGTGGCTGTTGCTGCAAGATATTTACGGAAAGGAACTGTTTCCGACGACAAAAAAAGAAGCGGATTTATTGAAATTTAAGGCGCCGTCTATACTGAATCAGCAGCTTTTTCTTTTAGAAAATAGTTAGATCCATTAAATTTTCGTAAGCTTAGATTCGCGTAAGCTTAGGAAAGAACGAATCAATTTTGGTTGCCGTCAATTTTGCAAGACGTTTACTCGGACGTTTAATAATTATTTCCTCTAATTTTTCTTCTTCTAGCCAATCATCTGTTACTTGAATAAATGAATCTGAATCCAGATGTTTTGTAAAAGGCTCAGTTCCTTTAATCCCAGTAACACTAAAACTAGATGCTGTTATTGCAGGAACTACGGGTTCCATTTGTAAAAGAGCAATATTAGATAACTCATCAGCTCGCTTGTTTTTCTCTCTATATACATGATTAAACTCTATAAATTTGAATTGATTTTTAAGTCCTATTGCTTCCTCATACAATGGCAACAATTCTTCCGACTTGACCTTGTAAATGCCATTGAGTTGATTGATGACTAATAAGCTGTCGCCTAGGACAGATAAGCTTTCAATTCCCATATTTAACGCAGTATTTAGACCGAATATTAAAGCACTATATTCCGAATAATTGTTTGTTTTTATCCCGATGAATTTACTTGAAGCCCATACTTCATTACCTTCGTTATAAATGACTGCACCTATACCAGCAAACCCAGGATTACCTTTGCTGCAGCCGTCAAAATTCATAATATGAGACGCAATGGGAAATATCTTTGCGTCTTTAGAAACCTTCACATCTTTTTTAGAATCCTTTTTCCCCGTTCTCTCTTTATCAATAGGAACTAACTTGCATCTAAAGAGATTTATTTTATTCATTTCTTTTTCTTTATTTGTTTTAGTAAGACTTATAGGTTGATTCATAATAATATAATTAAGTATTATTATAAATAAAGGTTTTTCAATTTTTTAGGGGAACCAAGGTTCCCCTATGACCCCTCCTTTAAAAGTTTCTAGTGAGTTCCTTTACACCTTTTCTCATTTCAAACGCCGATTATTTACCAAACTCTGGATAAACATCGTTCATACATTGCTTTATTAAATTCTTCTTCTCCTAAAACCTTTTGTTGTAATTCATTAAACACATTATGCATATAATATTTCCAGTCAATTTGCCTACAATAAGGGCATTTAAAATAATCATATATGCTCGGCATATCATCTTCGGTCATTTCATCAATTCCTTTGCCATTATGAGTTATATTAATCCAACAATCCCTACAAATTAAACACTCACAATTTGGTGTATAACAAGCATGTGTATCATTATGTTTAGCCGTAATAAGTAGATTGGTAAATTTCATTATTTCATGATAATTGTTATCTTTAACATTTTCATTGTATATTTTTTCGTATTCTTCTTGACTTTTAGGTGTAAAAAATTTTTCATAGCATATAGCACATTCCATTTACATTATATAAATAATTATTTTTATATAATTTTAACTAATAATAATAGGCGTTTGAAATGAGAAAAGGTGTAAAAGTTTCTATTAAGAACCAAATAAAAGGAGGGATCATAAGGGAACCTTGGTTCCCTTACTTAAAGATGTAGACAACCAGATAAACAAGGTCGCTTCTTTCAAACAATTCATCGTCATAAGCCATAAAATAAATTGGGTTTGCATCATTTGAGCTATGCTTTACAATAGAAAAAACTTCTTTGTCTCCACATGTATATATAGTATTGTTAACTGATGGTACCTTTGTTGCTCTTTGCATTTTAGTATAATTTTTAAATATATTTTTAAAATCCATTTTTCTGTCACCAGTAGCTGCATCAATATGTGGAAGTTTTAGTGAAAATAAGTTATTTTTATCAGGCATTTCAAAATAATATGGAAATTTTGTGTGACTTAAATTAAAACCAAATTCATATTTTTTATCAACATATTCTTGTTTTACATCGCATATGTTATCGTTGTCAAAAGAAATAATAATTGTGTCATTATCTGTAACTTCATTTTCATTTCCAAATTTCCTTTTTACATAAGAAAATATGGTTTCCTTTTCTAAATCTCTACGAATGATAACTTCTGCATATTTAATTGGCATATTTATTAAAGTTAAACGTAATCTTATAATATGTTATCAAAATATGTCTAAGTCTATTTTTTATAATTTAGACTTATAAAAAAGACTTATAAAAAAAGACTTCTATAAAGTATATAAACACATTATCATATACTTTATATAATGGGAAATTCACATCAACCAAAAATTATTGAAACACGATTTGAAGTGTTAAAAAAATCTGACTTAGATGAAATAAGAAAAACGTATAAAATAGTAGAGGTTCCTTATTTAGACCCCGTTGTTGTCGACACATCAACAAAAAATGACATTTATTTTGTAATATTTTCTAAGAAAAAGGAATTGTTGAATAATATGGTGCATTATTATTTAACGCACAATGATTCATCAATTTATAAAAAAACAAACTATTTTTGCAATGAAATAGCGCGTGTTTGTATATGTAATACATCAGAAGATGATTTTAAAAAGAGTATGGAATATATTAACAAACCTTATTTTGACCAAGTTAGATACATTAGCTGGTCCAAGTAAGGGAACCAAGGTTCCCTTAAATGTACCCGCAAATGATAGCAATTAATTCATTTTTTTCATTTCTAACAATTTGAAACGGTTTGCCGCAGCCATATATCAAATTGTTAGAAAAAAGAGAATCACATATTTCTTTGGACAAATGTGGTTGTATTTGTTGCCCATCAGCTTTCAAGGTTCCGTGTCGGAAAATGCAGCAGTTAAGTTTTTCAATTAAAATACTATCTTGACAATGTGGACAAATGACGACAATGTCCGAAGAAATTTCGTCCATATATTAAACTTATTATATATTCTTTATATTGTTATTTTTCTAATATATATTTTTGGAATGTTTGTTTTAAAGTAGCTCAACAGGGCTGATAAAGGCGTCAATTTGTTGCAACCAGTTATCCATAATAGAAGTATCGCCTTCTTTTAGTTCCATATTTCCATCTATTATTAGCTGATTCACCTTAATTCCCGTATCTTTGTCTAAAAACTCCTCATGATACCTATGACAGTCTTCTAGATATGCTAGAGGAATGATTTCCTCGCCTTCTCGCGCCCGTTTGTGAATGCGTTCATAGCATTTTTGCGGCGCAGTTTTTACATATACTACATTATCAAGCGGAAAATCGTTTGCAAACTCGTCAAACCACGTCAAATATATCTGATATTCAACATCTTCAATTTTCCCTTGGTCAAACAGCATCTTGGCGAAAATGTATTTGTCTGTGTAAAGCGTCCTCTCTGTAATAATAATAATGTTTTTGTCTTTATTGTCTTCCACAATCTTTTTTAATATACTTAATCGGGAAATGTAAGCCATCATTTGAAACGCGAATGCGTATTTTTCTTGATCGGCATAGAATAGCTGCAGCATTGTTTTCCCTGATGCATTCTTAATTTTTTCCCAATGTGAAACAGGCTCGGGAACAAATATGACAGAGGAATTACCCTTATACAGCTCCTGTAAAGATGCATATAAGGTTGATTTTCCGGAACCGATATTGCCGTCAATTGAAAACATAGTGAATTTAGACATTGTAATTATTTGGTTTGGTTTATTGTATTATTAACGATTTGTGTTTAACTTGTTTTAATTAGGATAATATAAGTAATGTAATGAAGCATTTTGGAATTCAATTTTTTAGGGGAACCAAGGTTCCCCTATGACCCCTCCTTTTAATTTTCTTTAAGTTGTTTCATGCAAAATATATATTATCCTTTTAATTTTCTTTAAGTTGTTTCAGACAAAATATATATTATCCTTTATTTGTTTCAGAATTGCCCAAATTTAAAGACCCAATAAACCAAAAGAAAGGAGGGATCATAAGGGAACCTTGGTTCCCTTAAAAAAAATTGAAAATTTAAATCAACTTAAAGATAAAACAATATTATTAATATACAAACTCTTTAAGCTTTAAAAATGTCTCTTAATCAACAAAAATTATCCAAAGCAGAATGGGATTCTATTGAAATTCCCGTTTCAGCGGAAGAAAAGAAAATATTACAATTAATAATTAGCGGCTTTACCAATGTAAACATTCGCTATAATGACACCAATTCCCTATTCAGTTTCCTCAAACTAGACTACAGTACCGGACTAGAAGAATTTCTATACAATAAACATTTTGCCGACAAGATCAAGACCCTTATCGCTACATATAAGTTAACCTATATAAAACTCAGCAAGCCTTTGAAAGCAGAAGCTACAGCTGCAGTAGAAGAAGCCGTTGAAACCGATTCCAACGGCAATCGTATTTGCACCATTCGTGTCGGTCACATTGTGAAACTTAAGAGCAGCGATCAGATTCGTATTAGTCGCTCTGATCTCATCAATGAATCCGTAACAGAAATATACGAGTTCATTCTGATAAAACACCTGGAACAAATGCTACAGCTAAAAGCCCAACGAAATTTGGATTGGCAGCTAAACTATTTCACTCTGAGCAAACTGATTCTCAATAACATAGAAAAGTTGAACCGGTTCATAATCTTAATTTGCAGTACCGTCTTAGAAAATCTAGAAAAAGAGGTAAACTTATTAGACATCGTTCGTAATGCATACGATTACATTGAGCGCAACAGCAGCTTATTAAAATATGGTGATTTATCTTTGTACGAGCATCAAAAAGAAATCTTTGTGACCATGAAACAGCCAAATCCTAAACTAGTTTTATATATTGCGCCAACTGGAACCGGAAAGACCCTAACTCCTCTCGGCTTATCAGAAGCCAAAAAGGTAATATTCGTTTGCGCAGCACGTCACGTAGGTGTAGCATTAGCCCGAGCAGCAATTTCAATCAATAAGCGCATCGCATTCGCCTTTGGTTGCAGCTCCGCCGACGACATTCGCCTTCATTATTTCGCAGCCAAAGATTTCACCAGAGATAAACGCAGCGGACGTATCAAAAAAGTGGATAACTCAGTTGGTGACAAAGTTGAAATCATTATTTGCGATATTCGCTCCTATTTGCCTGCAATGTTTTATATGATAGCCTTCAATAAGCCGGAAGATATCATTACTTACTGGGATGAGCCGACTATCACGATGGACTACACTGATCACGAGCTACATGCAATTATTAAAGCAAACTGGTCTAAAAATTTGATTCCAAATGTCGTGCTTTCGTCTGCGACATTGCCCAAATTATATGAGCTTGACCAAACCATTGCGGATTTCAATGCAAAATTTGCCGACTACACAACTGTTACAATAAATGATGATTGTGAAGTTACCCGAGTAGTTCGGCAGCCAATTATTCACAACATTGTCAGTCATGATTGCCGCAAAACTATACCAATAATAAATAATAATGGATACGTTGTGATGCTTCATTTTATTACGAGCGACTTTCAAGAGCTGACAAGTATAATAGAAAACTGCGAAGAAAATATGACACTGCTTCGGTATTTTGACTTAAAAGAAGCTGCTGCATTTATTAGTCATGTGGAAGAACATGAACTTGTCAAAGCATCCGGCAAATGTAACAGATCATTTGCAACAGTTCATGACATAAATATGCAGTCAGTCAAGCTACAGTATTTAAAGGCTCTAAAGAATGTTAAAGCGGAGCTATGGCCTTCAATTCATTTATACTTTACTCAGACTAGGATTCAAAAGATTGAAGAAAATACTACCATTGATACTAAGGGTGTCAAATTGACGCAAACGACTAGTGTAGATTCATCATGCAAAAAAGCAGCTAAACCCGGTTCAGAACTGACACGGCAGGCATCTTGTCAGCAGATAAAGACTGCAACTCCTGTTGTAACATCAGGTCTATGTGGCGTCTATGTCACGACAAAAGATGCATACACTTTAACAGATGGTCCGACAATCTTCTTAGCAAAAGATGTAACCAAAATCGCCAAGTTTTGCGTCCAACAAGCAAATATTCCTGCGTCAGTTATGAGCGAAATTCAGGACAAGATTGAATTTAATAATAAAGTTAATGCAAAGATTGCATCTTTGGAAGCAGACTTAGAAAGCATGCAAGAAAAATTAACTGGAGCAAGTGACTCATCTAAAGACCAAAAAGACAGCAAACGAAAAGAAAAAGCAGCAGGCGACAAATTAGACAAGTCCAAAGATAAGGATGTTTTGAAAACTATTGAGGAATTAGCTATTCTAAAGCAGATGATAAAAACAGCGACACTAAATGAAATGTTTATTCCCAATAAGAAAACACATAAGGCAAAATGGGCAGAAGGCTTGAAAACTGTTTCTTCATTTACTTCTGACATTGACGACGTAGACATTATTGCGATCATGTCTTTAACAGATGTAGACGATTGTTGGAAAATATTGTTGCTGCTTGGTGTCGGAGTGTTTACAACACACGAGAGCATTGAATACACTGAAATCATGAAGAGGCTTGCAGACGAACAAAAGCTGTTCCTTATCATTGCAGACAGTGATTACGTTTATGGAACTAATTATCAGTTCTGTCATGGCTACTTGAGCAAGGACCTAGAGTTAACTCAAGAAAAAATTATTCAAGCATTGGGGCGCATTGGACGCAATAATATCCAGCAGGAGTATAGTGCAAGATTTCGTGACGATGATCACGTCAAAATGCTGTTCAGAAAAACGCCTTCAGAAGAAAAGCCGGAAGTGATTAATATGAATCTGCTATTTAACAGCAGAAAAGTAGTTTGGGATTCTTTGAGTAATAGCTATACCTATCTAGAGGAAGACTTAGAAGAAGACGTTTGTGAAGAAGTAGAAGAAGTATTTTAAAATCAGTTACAAATTATAAGTTACAATAATTAGACGTCAAATATTCAAATAATATAAAATATTTTTTATATTATTTTTATTACATTCATAAGGTTACATCTGAGACAATACGTTTACGGTATTCATACACTTTCTCTCTTAACTCCAAATAATATTCATATTTTTCATTGGTTAATTCAGATTGATGCACTTTGCAGTTTCCTGTAGCGATTGTTTCCACCTTCTTCTTATCAATAGAAGACGCCGGATTTGTTTGTACAATAGTATTAAAAATCTTTATTGTTTTCCAGCCTTCTAGTATCTTCTCAAAAATGTAAATTACTTCTTCTCCTGTAGCTGTACGTTTATCAGTTCGTTTTAATTCGCGTCTCTCTTTTTTCTTTTTATTAAATACTTCTTTATATTTGTTTGATTCCATATTATAGATAATCAACTTTTATTTATGTTTTAATTTACTTAAATATTTATCAGCTTCATTTTTATAATATTCATAATTTTCCGCAGTTGATTCTGAGGGATAAAATGGTAATTTACATTATGTTTATTGTTTTTAAGTAATTTTCAAATTAAATATTATCTCCATACTTTTCTTTAATTTTACCTTTTAAAATTTCAAGTTGTTCTTTCAATATATATTCAATCGGCAAAACCATTTTAATATTTAACCTTTTTCCATCAACCCGTTTTTCAAAAACCAAATGAGATTTCTCTCTTGAAACTATTAGTGATATATACTTGGGTAAAGCGGTTTCTTTTTCGGGATAAATGGCATTTTCTAGATTATCTATAACTTTGTTAGCTTCTAATAGTTTTTCATGGATAGTTATTTTACACGATTTTGTTGTTGACCATAATTTATCTAATTTTGGATGACTTTCTATTCTAAAATATTCGCGCAAACGTGTTTTTTCCTTATCAGCATAATCCTTGTAATAAACTACATATTTTTTCATCATATCTTGAGTAATACCATCTGGTAATTCTTGTGCATTATGTTTTCTTTCTCTCTTTGTTCCAGCTTTAATTCCTTTTGAGTTTTGTTCTTGTTCATTACGCGTTGCTATTCTAAGATTTTCCCAAGAATTATTTAATGGGTCTTGGTCTATATGATCCACGCTAACATTTAAGGTTCCTTTGCCATTTCCATAACATCCTGTAATTATTTGATGAATATATAATTTATTACTACCTGTTATATATCCATTTGTCCCTTTAAACCATGTAATTTTAATATTATTATCTTTTTCATAAATTAATATATTATTATAACTAATAGAACATAGTTTAATTAACGTATTAGTTTCACAATACATTAATATAGTTTCACTATCGTTTTCTTTAACCTTCCAAAAAGGGTTTTTATAAATGTATGCATCTCTGCCAATAGATTTTACATGTCCATTATTATATTCAATAATGATATAATTATCTTCAATATACTTTTTAGTTTCTTCAATATTCATTGTATTATTCATAATGTAATATTTATATTATGAATATTTAATTCATTTTTTTTGTAATTATTGTAACACAAACAAAAATATAACTTGTAACACAATGCGCTTAATTTGAATAAGCACTCTGATTCCCATAAGTTTCCCAATGGGGAGGACTGTATCTTAGACCAGCTCAGGTTGATTAGACCTTCATCGCTGACCCATATCCGTTCAGTCTCTGACGCCCTACCATATCCTATCATAGCGGATTTAGGTAGTAAGCATGCGGATTGCCCAATCTTTTTCATTATTACCATACCTGAGTTAATTACTCTCAGCCATCTAAAAGTTTCCAATTTAGACTTGGTAGAAAAAGCTATAAGGGGTTCCCCGAACAACAAGATATGTCGCAATACTATCTTAATAGTATCACTAGCAGTTAGCCTTGGGTTATTTTTGCGACGGCATAAATGGTTTTCTATAGTAAGTGGTCGCTTTACTATAGCATACTGCTTTTCGGTCCTGGTTATTCGCTTGCGCAAATGGTTAAGACCTCCCATACCCGACATAATTCTTAGCCAATTATGAACCCACTAAGTTTCCCTAGTGGATGGACTGTATCTTAAGCCGTCTCGGGATGATTAATCCTTCATCAACAGCCAACACCCGTTCAGTCTCTGACGCCCTACCATTTCCTATCATAGCGGAATTAGGTAGTAAGCATGCGAGTTGCCCAATCCTTTTAATTATTACCATACCGGAGTGTAGTCTCCGCCATGCTTTCCTTTCGGAAAAGCACTTGGTATAAAAGGCTCTAAGGGGTTTCTCGAACAACAAGGTATTTTGCAGAATGCTATTTAGTCAAAAACAGACAATTCCACTAGCTACAAGCATATTTTGTGAGTGCCTTACTATTTTGGTCAAAGACAAGAGCTCACTTTGTCTTTGTAGGTAACTTTTCAACGCACTAAGAATTTTTACGTTGTAATTTGTAGCATAAACACGCACTTTGGCGGTTTTTGTTCCTTCAACTGTGGCATTTGAGAGCACAAGTTGCAGTGTCGCGTTATCTATACGCGAGAAGTTGCACGTGCCGCTTGGCTGATGCTCCTCAGGTCTCAAAGCAAAGCTGTACACGTTAATACCCTCATCAGGGCATCGGGTGTGAGCCTGGAAGGGCTGCACCCAGCTGAAGTAAGATCCCTCACGCTCAGAGAATCGGTCCTGGCCGTTAAGCTGCAACTTGGCAGTCACCACGGGGTTTTGGCCCCAGCAATGCATGTCCAAAGAGCCCTCGCTCAACACAAAGGTACCGGCATCAGAGACAGTGGAACCATCAGTGTGACCATCGGCAGACAAATCTCGGAGCTGGGCAAGGATAGCAGGGTCAATCGTGCCAGATGTCTGAGTAGACACAGGAACAGTGACACCGCCCATGTTGGCCTGGTTGTAAGGATTTTGAGGTCCATGCCAGTATCCAGTAAAACCAGAAGGAATATCATAGTCCAAAGCACCAGCATCATCAAAGAGACCACGGGCATCAATGTAGGAATTAGCATTTGCAGCAATCGCAGCAGGGCCGCCGAACGCATGGATAGCATTGGGAAGAGCATCAATTGCGTCCGTGTAGTTAAAGGGCTGAGCACCGAGCACCTTGAACAAGAGGGCATCGCAAGTCAAAGCAGAGCAATAGTCCACATTTTGATCGGATTGCACCACCCAGATCAACTCCTTCACGGGGTGATTGAAGTTGAGCTTGATTTTGTTCGAAGAAGATCCAACCGACTCATCTCCAGTGAACTGGAGCTGGGTGATCAAATATTCATGAGGATTTTGGGCGAAACGTCTGCGCTCGTCAGTGTCCAAGAAGATGTAGTCCACATACAAAGAAGCAGCCACAAGAGACTGGTTGTAAGCAATGGCGGCAGGCACAGGTCGGCCGGGAGCATACTGGTTAGCAGCAGTGACGGGGCCAACAGCATTAGAGTTGCAGCTCAAGGTGGTCACAGCCCACAAGCACTCATCAATAGGACGGATATCAAGGTTAATCTTGACCTCGTGGTACTGGAGAGCAATCAAGGGGAGCGCAAGACCAGGGTTGGTGCAAAACCAAAACTGGAGAGGCACGTACAAGGTGGTCTCAGGAAGAGCATTTCGGGGAGCGCACACCTGACGAGGCGCAAGGGAGTCACAAGGTCCATCAACCTCAGCGAAAGAGGGATCTGTGATAAAGGTGAGCTGAGTGGTGTTACCAATCATCTTGAAATAGCAACGCTGTTGCTCAGCAGTCATGGTGAGCTGATTCCAGATGTGCATCCAGTCACCATATTGGCGATCAATTCGTTGACCACCGATCTCAACCTCAACCTGGGCAATCAATTGCTCACCAGGGAAATCCAACCAACGAGCATACACGCCCGAACCGGAACCAGTCGCGAAAGACGCAACCCCCATCATTTGGTTGATTTCAGGAAGAGTCACCTGAAGATATGTGCGGTAAGCCAAATCACCGTTTCGGCTGATCACGCACTGGACACGACGACCGAAGTCAGCCTGCCCGTTAAACGTTTGCTCAATTGATTCAATAGCAAAGTTTGTGTAACGTCTGTAAGTCACCTTCCAAAAGGTGATCTGAGGATTTCCTGTACAATTCCTCTACCTTATCTTTCAATAAGGAGTAGACTATATCTTAAAAGGAACTTATATTTGTTTTTAGTAAAGCTAGTTCTTTATTTAATATAAATTCCTTCGAAAACCATTTAGTCGTTGAACCTTCTTCTTTAAATTTTTCTATTCTTTCTACAATATAATTTATTTGCTCCATATCTATTTGTTTTTTTGATGAATTGAATTTAATTGTAACAGGCATTAAATTTGACCAATTACTACATTTAAATTTTTCATCTTCTATAGACAAATCAAATTTGCAAGCAGGTATAATGTGGTCTATAGACCAATATGTTCCATAATTTTCCCAATTCATTTCACTAGTGAAATTAAATTCAAACCATTCTCGCAAATATTGAATATTACATCCAATATAAGTCATAGTTGAATCATTTTTACTAACAAGAATAGTTCGTAAACGTGCAGCTAATGATTTTTTAATTCTATAATTCATATTTGAATTATGTTCTTTTTTACACCACTCTGTTTTCTGCTCTGTTAAAAATTTAGGGTAACAAGAAAGACAAATCTTCCTTTTATAAAACTTCTTTAATTTTGTAAAACATTTTAATGTCTTTTCTTCTTGACATATTTCACATTTTACAAAACTCTCTGCTTTTTTCTCCCTAAGTTTTTGCTTTCTTGCTTTATCTAGTTCATTTGAACATTTTTTACATGTTTTACCGATTCTAGATTCATATTTTCTGTAGTAATTAATTGGATAATTTATTTCACATTTATTACATATTTGGTCTGATTGTTCATTATTAAACTTTTCATCACAATATTGTTCGCAAGACATTTATTTATATGTAATATTTTTAAATTATATTTATATTGTTTTACTATTTTATTTTATTTTTTGATTTATTTTTTGATTTAAAGAAGCTTGGATGCTCATTGCCCATTTCATCGCACTTTTCAGCGCAAATCATCTTATTCATTTTTACTATACCCAAGGTCTTTGTCTTGGCCGCAATTTTCTCACAAAAATTGTTTAGTAGAATAAGTTTTAGGGGTTTCAAGCAGTTTGATTTTCTTACCAGGGTTATTCTTTTGCTTATAATGGGAGAATAAGCAAATCCCTGATTAACATCAGTGGTCCTTAATGGATCCACAAAAGGCTTTATGAATATCTTATTTTTTCGATACTCCCTGATGTTTTTCTACCCTACAGGTTTTTAAGGTAAACGTCCTGCGCGCCATAAGCCACTAATTGCATTAAACCACCTCCCATTTTATATTATTCCTAAAGAAAATATTTTTCTGAATTTTAATTTAATTGTAATTTAAAAATCAAACGGCTACCAACCTACATAAACTATGATAATAAATTATTAATGTTAATATTATCCTTCATAAATATGGACAAATATGACTCGTCAAATACTTCTTTTTTATTTTCATGATTCTTTGTAAAAATATATGATTCACCCCGCTTCTTAATAGACCATCCACTCTCTAATGCATTAAATAGGAAACACATTTTCTGAAATTTTATCTTATCAATCTCAATTTGACTGCTACCAATTTCAGAATATATATCGTTTTTAGAATTATTATTAGAATTATTATTATTATCCATTACACTATCATATTAATATTTTATTTATCTTTAAACTAGGGGAACTACGTTCCCCTATGACCCCTCCTTTTATTTGGTTTCAGTGGTTTCAGCAGTTTCAGTGGTTTCAGTGGTTTCAGTGGTTTCAGTGGTTTCAGTGGTTTTAAAAATATTACAAATAAAAGGAGGGATCATAAGGGAACCTTGGTTCCCTTAATTATATTGTGTAAATATCTAATTAAATAAGTTTTAATTAGATATATTATATGCCTAGTTTTAAGCCAAAATCAACTAAAAAGGTTAAAATCTGTAAAAAGTATACAACTACGTTGGATGGAAAACATAAAGAATTTATCAATGAGTTTGCTAAAAATGAAGACGAATTGATACCAAGTCTTAAGATAGAGAAGGCAACTCTTAAACAGCAATTACTAAATGCTAATATAAATACAAATGCAACCTTTTCAATTGAGCAAATTATGGAAATAAAGGATCGTATTGTAGAAATTGATGAAACAATAAAGGATCTTAAATACAAAAAAAATAATTATCTTCTTAATAACTCCAAATATGTTTTTGAGTATTTTGAAAACAAAAAAAACATCAATAATATAGACTCGGTAACGGGATCTAATACAACCAATACAACTAATACAACTAATACAACTAATATGTCTAAAAATCAAATATTATTTAACTTTTTCAAGATCCCGATAGCCGAACCAGAGAAAAACAATACCGATAATATTAACAAAAATATAGTGCAAAAATATTTATGCAACATTGATGAATCCTTTCTTGATATGAATTCGTTTGTTCGTATTACCGATATTTGTCAGACTTGTTACAAAGGCGAGCTTATTCCCCTAGATGATGAAGGTGTATTAATTTGCAATATTTGTGCTGTAAGTATTCCTTATCTTATTGAAAACGAGAAACCGTCTTACAAAGAACCACCCAAAGAGGTGTGTTTTTATGCATATAAAAAAATAAATCATTTCAAGGAAATATTGGCTCAGTTTCAAGGAAAAGAGACAACTCAGATTCCTGAAGTTGTCATTGATCAGATTCATTTACAAATCAAAAAGGAGCGTATTTGTTTGGAACAGCTTACACACCATAAAACCAAGGAGATCCTAAAGAAACTGGGGTTTAATAAATATTACGAGCATATAGCATTTATTAAAAATAAATTAGGAATTAAGCCGCCGGTATTTACGCCTGAACTAGAAGAGACACTTTGCAACCTTTTTATGGAAACACAGGCACCTTATGCAAAAACTTGTCCAGATTATCGTGTCAATTTCTTAAACTATTATTATGTTTTGTTTAAGTTTTGTGAGCTTCTTGGAGAAGAACAGTTTTTGGATAGCATTCCTAGACTTAAAGATAGAGAGAAACTAATAGAACAAGATGAAACATGGAAGAAAATGTGTGTTGAATTGAATTGGGAGTTTATACCTAGTGTCTAAAATCTAAAATAAAGATTACATGCTATTTACGTATAGAATGGAGTCTAGAATGTTTTCTTTCTTTTCTTAGAAGTTTTCTTTCTTTTCTTTTTTCTGCCAAATAATATTCTTCAGATGGTTCAAAATTTTTAGCTTCAAAATTCATTAAATATATATATTAATTATATATATTTAAAACAACTTAAAGACATCGTATCATACTATATTTACATACCGAACTTAACCAAATTGAAGCCGATACCGAGCCCCGCACCTTGGCGTGAGCTCACACCCATGCTTGGAATATACGTGTCCAAGATAGCAAAAGTCGCTGCAGCTGTGAGCGCAAGCAATGCAATCTCCTCCAAATTTAGCGACCTCTTAGGAATTGCAAAAGCAGCAATAGCAACCATCAGACCTTCAACAAGATACTTTATGACGCGCTTAACAAGTTCAGACATATCAAACATTTCCTTTATATAAAATAAAAAGAAAATAATTAAATAATATCAAATAAATCAATTAAAATTTTTTAAATAAAACAATAATTAAATCAAATAATTAAAACAAATAATTAAAACAAATAAAACAAATAATATTAATTAATTAAAAAATCACTTAAAAACGAATGCATTAATATATTATAATGAGCAACAAACAAAGAACAGGACCCGGAAGCGCTAAAAAACAAACTGCTGAACGACAAAGAAATAAGGATGGCAGTCCTAATCCTAAATACGTTGATCTATTGGATGTAGACAAGGCAATCGCAGGCCAAACATTTGGGTGTTTTTCCTTTATTACTCCAGAAAAGATCCTAAAGCAAAAGGAAATGTTTCTTTTTGAGGAGTTCCTAAAGAGATGGGAATTCTCTAAATCAATGGAAAAGTTTCATCAATTTCTCAACTTCATTTCATTTAAATACAAGTTATCATTTGAAGATGTGATGAAGGATTACGAGGGGTTCGTTAAGGAGGAGCGTGAGGCTATTATCAGTTCGTCCATTGAAGACGATTACAAGACCTTTTTGGATAAAGAGGAGGATGAGCTTGAAAAGCAATTCAATATTAAGCACAACTTTCAGACAACTGTGCGTGGGTTTAAGTCACGCGGTCATTTTGCGTCTCAAGAGGAAGCCGAGATGAGAGCAAAGTTGCTAAGAGAAGTTGACCCTAGTTTTGACATTTTTGTCGGACCTGTCGGCACGTGGCTTCCTTGGGATCCTGAGGCTTACAAGACCGGAAAGGTTGAATATATGGAGGAGGAACTGAATCAGTTGGCGCAAGAGAAGCAAAAAAATGAATCTTCTGCTAAGAATGCATTTGAGTCACGTGTCAAGGAGACAAAACAGAAGGCAATTGACGAGAATAAGAAGAATGCGGAGAAGAATGGCTCTGCTATTACTCAAGATATTGATCAGGAGGGTAACTTGATTGGTATCGCTACCACGAGTAGCACTCAAGAGAAGGTGCTAACAAGCGGAAGTAGTGACAGCATTTCTGTCGCTGATATCAGGTCTGAACTTTTTGACGGAGACAATGTGGTTGTCGGTAAGTCAGATTATGGACGCTCTGAGCTTGTTAGCGGGCCATTTGCCTCTGCTGATTCAAGTCTTTAAAAATATGTTGAGACAACCAATATTTTTCTCTAGTTAATTACGGTTTTATTTAACTCTTTTAATATAATCAGTTGGATTATATTAAAAATTAATTTTATTAATCAGATTTAATACGATAAAAATAATCAATAAAAACTGTAGCATCTTTAATGCTTCGTGACATTTTTGCAGTAGTCAGCTTTTCTGCTTGAGCTGCTTTTAAAATAGAATCCCATGTCTGCAAAACATATCCCGTTGCAAGTTCTATCTTTTCCACTTTTTTACCTGATACTCCTGTAAACTTTTTAGTATATACTTTTGTTTTTAAAGATATACCATAATATCCTTCATTACTTTCACCATCAGACCATATAACAGATTTAATAACGTAATCACATGAGTTCAAGTATTCTTTTACTGCTTTTATATTTTCTTCTGTTGTCTCTTTATTCAATTTATTGTTCCACATTTTATATTCATTTAATAAACAAGAATTAAATACTTTACCACTTGAAGAAAATTCACACATTTCAAACAAAAATGTTTCAACTGCATCACCAACAAATCGTTTTGTATATGTAATTGGCTTCAATTTGATTCCTCTGTAACCGTGAACGTTTTGCATTTTTAGATCATTATTTTCTTTATAGAATCTTATTGGTTTAAATCTAGTATCTAAATATTGTTTGAATGCATGAAAAATTTCTTTTTGAGGCTTCAGTTTCAGCCAAATTCTTAATTGTCCTTCCATATTAACTGATGATTCTTCTACATCAAATCTAACAATACACATTGTATCAATAAATTCATTAAATTTGTTAACTATTGTGTTTCCGGTAATTAAATCTGGTATAATTACAGTAGCTTTAACAGGTGTAAAAACGGTTACATTATCAGATTCAGAATCAACAATAGGTGTATATTCAGGAACAAAATCAGGTATATAAACAAATTGATTTTCAGAATTGGTAATAGCTGATGCAGATTTGTTCAGAATTTTTACAGATAACTGAGCTTTTAAATCCTTATTTTCATCTTCTAGTTCTCTATTTTTCTCTTCCAATTCTTCGTTTCTTGCAATTAATTTATTAAAATTATCTATACTGTATGTTTTTGAATGAATTATTTCATTGATGTAACCGATTAGTTTATCAATAGTAAAATTAGTTAAATCATATGCAATTATTTCCAATTTATTTTTACCATTTATTTCAATATGACGAATCTGTCGTTTGATTTTAACCGATGATTTAATTAATCCTTCTATTTCTATCTTATTTTGAACCCGAAATGCAGTAATTAGCTGAAAATTATTATATGTTTTACGATGGTCTCTTAATCTTTGTTTCAAATCATTTGTATGTCCGAATTTAATTAATTTTTCATTTGCTGCATTAGTATCGTCTATTGTTCCAATGTAAATACATTCGGTATTTACAGGAAACTGAAAAATAGTAGATGCTTCTAAAGCTTTTTGATTTTCCTTTTTTAATTGAGTTTTTTCCTGTTCTGACGTTTCTTTTATTTCCAAAATAATATTTTCTTTTTGTTCTATTTGCAACCGTAATTCATCTGTTTCTTCTTCAACAATGTCGTGTAAAACTTCTTCCATTTTCATATAATATTCATGAATTTCGGAAGCTTTCTTTGTCTGCGCTTTTAAGCACAATGACTTGAAACATTTTACAGTTAATAAAATTGTTTGTTTATTATGTCCTCCCCATTTTTCTTGATTTGATTTTATCTTTTCTTGACTTGCTTTCTCTTCAGCGAGGGCAATTTTATATTCAATATTAACAGTAAAATGTTTTTCTATCATTTCCTTAGCTCTAATTTTTTGACTAAATCCAATCCATTTCCATACATTATCTAAATCTACTACAAAATCTGTATTTTTATTGTAATTTAGGTAGCAATAAAAGCTACTAACAAACAATTGTTGCTCAAATCCTGTAAATGTATCCTTAATTTTGGTTAATAATTTACTGTTATATGTTTTTGATAACTTTGTTATCGGATTTCCCTCAATTAGCTCTACTATATTTAACTCTTGCATCTTATATATTAATGTGTCGGATTCTCTTTAAGTCGTTTACATCTGCTTATATTATAAAAAGCAAGATTGTAAAAGCAAGGGTATAAATATACTTTACGAAATAAAGATTTTGAAAGCAAGATTATTTGGCCTACCACTTGCTCTTTTTTACTGCAATCTTAGGCCCCTGACCGCGTTTCTTCACGTTATTAGGGTCATATTGTTCCTCTTCGTCTTCATCATTTATCTGTTTAGACAGCTCCCAGAACTCTTTTGACCCTAATTTGAAGTCATTATGCGAGTCCGCCTTATACCAAAACACCTGATCTTGCAGCTTATTTGATTTGGCATTGTTATTTATCACCAGGCATTCATAATTTTCTGTGCATTGATCCATCACCTGACAAAATGACTCCAATGTGGGGAACATGCCTGCATAATTCTCGTATATTCGCTTCCTATTTGCGATATATGGTTCTCGTAGTATAAATACATAATCAATATTTGTTCTTAGTGTTGGAGGTATACCTAGCGGATATTGCATCGTAATGAGTAACATAACCTTCCAATGTCGCAATTGTACCATTTTCATTCAGCTATTTGTTTCTGAAATCATTAAATTTTTGGGGTTTTTCCCCAAAACACTTTCTCAAGTGGGTTTAGACTATATCTTAAGCTTTCATCAACGTGTTTTAGACGTTTCCAGCCCACGGGCGTTTAGTCGTTGAACCTTTTTCATATCCTTAAACCTTTAAAGGCGGACTTAGAAACTTGGCTGCGGATTGTCTCTATATTATACCTTTTTACTCTCCCTTATGCAGTTAACATAAGCCATTATATTATTTCTAACATAACTTAGTAGTATAATCCTTACAAGATGTCCCCGCAATTTGGACGTGTTGCCTCTACAAACTCCATTTTCTTCCAAAATTGTTACTACTTTGGTAAGATATAAGAGAGAAAGTAAAGACTAGCTGACATTTTGTGCCAACTTTTGACGGCCAACCTGTGAATGGTATGTGAATGGTCAACCATTCATGGAATCCATTCATGAACCGTTCATGAAGAGGAGCCTCATTAACTTATCGCGAGCCCACGTGTTATCGTATAGACAATCGTCTAAAATTACAAATGTTCGCGGGTCAATCGTGCTCCTTTTAAATTGTTCTGTTTCTTTCTTAATTTGTTTCAAAACTTGTCGCTGTCGCTTCAAGATATTCTCAATGATAGCCGTATTGTATTCATTATGGATGAATAACTTTGGAACCAACTTGCCGTAAAATCCGTTACCCTCTTCAGTCCCAGAAATAACAGTCCCGATAGGAATATCCTGATGATAATAGAGTAGATCTCTAACTAAAAAAGATTTACCAGTATCACGCCTCCCTATTAAAACAATAACGGGACCTTTAGACTCATTGGGCTTGAAACTGATGCTTTTCATATCAAACCTTTTTAATTCCAGGTTCATTGCACTTAATATATTTAATATACTTTAAAAAGAGACAAATAATTACGCGATTTAACAATAAAGAAACAAATAAATGACTAAACAAATTTATTTAGGAAACCTAAAGGAAACAAATGAATCCATTTTTGCCTCTTAGATACTATTTAGCTCAAATTTTGGCTCCACCTTTGATTTTCGCTTCGCGAAAATAGAAAGGTGGGTCGTTAAATTTTATTATAATTAATATTTTAAATAGCTAATGGCAATTAGTATAAACTACCAAAAAAGGAAGAATATTAACCTTTTCAACAAATTTCAGTCTAACACCAACATATCACTATCAAATGTGCAAAATTATTTGCCTATTTATTCCAACTTTTTCTCATTGAATCCGAATAACTTTAACAGCATCAACTTAAACCATTTATGGTCCATTTCAGATATTAAGGATATTAAGGATAAAGGCAATAATGAGTCATTTGACAGCGAACATATTTTTATGTGTAAATTAAAAAACTTATCAGGAGATGACGACTTCTCTTTGAACCAAAAAATATTCATTAAAATGGCGCCTCTTCTAGATCCATTTAAGTATATTGTAGGCAAATATAACCACGAAGATCCTGACCTATTCAATTTGCCTACTATTGACAAAACGAAAAAAGTGCATCCTAAAATAAATGACTCAAACAATGCCTCTTATGTAGATGGTTTCTTTTCTTATTTGACAAGTCAAGTGCTACATAAACATAATTTTGTAAACGCACTGGATTTTTATGGATCTTTTGTTGCAGTGAAAGATAATTACAAAATTAATGTAATTGATGATTTAGACTATTTAATTCAATCTGATTTTTTCAATAAACAAAAAAATATATTATTCAAAATAGAAGATTATGAACATTTGCTTTTAAATGATGAATCTAATGCTTTACAACAAGCTAAACCAATTTTAAATATAAATAATTCATTATCTCTAAAGTCTAATATTTCGGCTAAATCATTGGATGAAACTATGTTTGAAGATATTTTTTCTACAACATCAGTTGAACACGTCACGTTAGATGATGTCAAGATTCTTAATATTGACTTGATTGACATCACTAATTCTATTGATATTACAGATATCAAAAGATCAGCTAGTCTGAAGTCAGGTTCGTCATGTTCATCTAGAACATCTCATACAAATGAAAATGATGAAATAGACGATGAAAATAATAATGATAATAATAAATTAAATAAAAGTTGCAGCTCTTCAAATAGTTCCGAAGAAAACAATGATTCTAATGATGAATCAAGTAATGATGACTCATCTAACGATGAAAGCTCTTCTTGTTCATCTGAATTAGAGGAGGAACAATTGATGCTAACTTTTAAACAGTTTCCTATTCAGCTAATATGTTTAGAATTATGCGAAAACACTCTAGATGATTATATTATTAACAATGATATTCCTAATGACGAATGGTTTGCAATTTTAATGCAAATTATTATGACTTTAATTACTTATCAAAAAATGTTTTCATTTACACACAATGATTTGCATACAAATAATGTTATGTATGTTCCTACCACTAAGAAATATTTGTATTATCATTACAAAAAGAAGCACTATAAAGTCCCAACATTCGGTAAAATATTTAAAATTATTGATTTCGGACGCGCAATTTACAAGTTTAATGGGCAAACATTTTGCAGCGATAGCTTCCAAACAGGCGGGGATGCCGCAACACAATATAATACGGAGCCATTTTTTAATGATAAAAAACCAAGATTAGAACCTAATTTCAGTTTTGATTTGTGTCGTTTAGCATGTTCTATATTTGATTATGTGGTAGATGATTTAGATATCCTTAAAAATATAGAGTCAAGTGACTTTGATCCTTTTATAAAATTAATTGTTGAATGGTGTATTGACGATAATGGTATCAATGTTCTATATAAAAATAATGGAGCAGAACGATATCCCGAGTTCAAATTGTATAAAATGATAGCTAGATGTGTTCATAATCATACTCCAAATGCACAGCTAGAGAGATCAGAGTTTAGTAAATTTTCTATTAATAAAAATCAAGTAGCAAAGGGGGAACAAGTTATGAATATAGATGACTTTCTAGGGGAACGTAGTTCCCCTATGACCCCTCCTTTTTAAAGTTCATTAGATGGTCTTTCTAGGGAACTAAGTACTATTTCACATGCCCCTCTTGCTGCGCCGAGACCCCCTCCTTTTTAAAGTTCATTAGATGACTTTCTAGGGGAACTACGTACTATTTCACATGCCCCTCTTGCTGCGCTGAGACCCCCTCCTTTTTAAAGTTCATATTATTTATTATTTATTATTTATATCTATAGTTTAAATGACCTTTGGTTTTATTATTACCCGCCATGTAAATTCCGAAACTACAAACAAATATTGGAATCAAAGTGTTAAATTAATCCGTCAACATTATCCATTTAGACAAATTAAAATCATTGACGATAACAGTAACTATTCATTTGTAAAAGCTGATTTTGATTATAAAAACATAGAGGTAATACAGTCTGAATATCCTGGACGCGGCGAACTTCTCCCGTATATTTATTTTTTGCGGTTTAAATGGTTTGATAATGCAATAATTACACATGATAGTGTTTTTATACATAATCGTATCCCATTTGAAACCTTTTCTTTTCCGATAATGCCTTTATGGCATCATGTATATGACAAAGAAAATCTACCAAATTTGTTACGTATAGCGTCAAAACTAAAGAATAACATGTACCTTATAAATCGTTTGAAAAACGGTGATACAAATCTAAGTCCATTAGGAATGGTTGATAATGAAAAATTTAAATTGTGTTTTGGTGTCCAAAGCTATATTAATTTGAAATTTCTTGAAGGGTTAGAAGATAAATATAAAATAACAGGACTTGTAGATGTTGTTAATTGCAGAACAGATAGATGCGGACTAGAAAGAATAATGGGGCTATTATTTTGTCAAGAATACCCAGATTTAAAAAAAATAAATTCATTATTTGGTAGCATATTCAATCACTATAAAACGTTTAATTATAATTATGATCAATATATAAATGACTTTGTGAATAAAAAAGTACCGCATAAATTTGTTAAGGTATGGACAGGAAGATAATAAAAGGGTATAAAAGTATAAAGGTATTAATATTAAACCTGATTTTTAATATTAATATTATAATAATATTATTATAATATAATGGCTAGCAAAGTTAATACAAAACATTCAAAAATGTTATTGTGGATTCCAGATGGAATGGACCCAAATGATAAAACGCTTGAAATTGCTAACGCAATGAAGTCAAAGTTTAAAATGACTGAAATTGATAAAGATGATTATAATAATAATTTCTATTATTTTTATGAGAATAATATGAAAGGATATAATGATGCAAATAACGACGAAAGCTTTTGTAAGGCAAAAGGAAAAACTGGAGTAAATATGCAATATTTAATTGATTATGCAAATAAATCTACATTTGTCACACTGATAGCGGCAAATAAAGATCACTTTAAGGATGATTATTTAGATGTTACTGCAATTTTAACATTTAGATGGACAAAGACAGCAAATGCGTTAAAAGTACAGGTATTATGTGGAGACCAAAGAAAAAAAAGCACAGGAGATGGAACAAAATTATTAAATACTGTTAAAAAAACATTACTTGATATGGGATTAAATAATATTTTTTTGAATCCTATTGATGTGGCTGTGCCATATTATGAGAAACAAAACTTTAATGTAACAAAGAATCCTGATGGCATAATTCACGATTCTTCAGACCCAAAACCTAAAACACCTACTCCTAAGTCTAAGTCTAAGTCTAAAACTAAAACTAAAACACCTACTCCTAAGTCTAAATCAAAATCTAAGACAAAAACAGCTAGAACTAGGACCCCTTCTCCTGTTTATTCAAGTCCTTTAAAACAACCAGCAGCAAAAAAAACGGCAGCAAAGAAATCGGCAGCAAAGGTAGCAGTTATTCCTTCTATGACAATGAATTTAAGAGCTAGACGCAACTGGAACAAAACAAAATCCAAATTTAAGGCAATGAGTGTATTAAAAGAGAATATAAATAAATCAAAATCTAAAAGACCATCTCCATATAAACTTTCTTCAAGAAACCATTCGTCACAAGATTCTGAAAAAACAGCTAGGGAAAAAAAGTTATTATTAAAGGTAGATGAAATTGTTGGAGATCTAAGAGGTGATGTTAGAGATATGGCTACATTTGATGATATAGAAAAACTAATAGAAGGGGAAGTGCGTAATTATAATCAAGATAAGGATAAAGATTTAGTGCAGAAATATATTTCAGATAAATATAATATAGAAAATTACTAAATATTTACTAAAATGGAGGATTATCTGTAAATGCAGCAGGATTTACTTGTGGCATATTTTCAGCAATAACTGGTTTCACTTGTTCTAAAATAAAGTTACCGGCTATAACACAAATAAAAACCAATAATGTATCCTTAATCAGTATCTTTAATGGTTTTGCCTCTTTATCTACATATCTCATCTCCAAAAACTTTGAAACCAAAAATATAACGGCTATTAAACCTGCAACTAAAAATATGTTGTCCATTTACAATATATTTTTACATTTTGAATGACTAAATAACGCATTATTCAGATTGTTTCTACTTTTAACATATGGTAGCACATCGGAAACATATGGTAGCACATATGGTATTAAACATGGTTCTAAGCTAGAATCTCAAAATCCCCTAGTAATGAAATATCATTCAATTTGAGATCCGGATTTTCGCCAATAACATGAACATCCAATCCACTTAGTTCAATATTTTCATCAGAAATATTCAATTTATCATCATCATCGTCATCATCCTCTTCCATTCGTCGCTGTGTATTTCTTAAATTACTTATTTCTTCCAGTCTCTCCAAAGTCTTAGGTGCACTTATTAATTCTTCTTTGCCTGACTTATGCATAACAGAATCAATATCATTAAATGAAAGGCCTGTTACTGCACTGCTTAAACTACTAGAACCTTTAACTGGTAATTGCGTAGAAGAAATTTTACCTTGTCCCTCAGCGACAAATTCTGTCTCTCCTCTCGCATTTATAGCTTCTGATTTTTCAACCACTTGTTCCTTAATTTCCTCCGTAACAACTTCTTCTACAGTTTCATCCATATATGCCTTCAAAATATGTTCAATAGGAATACTCTCTCTTACTGCATTCAAAATACATTCCTGTACAATAGTTTCTAATTCTCGGTTGTGTTTTTGCACCTGTAAAGGAGGAGAATTAAGCTCAAACAAATAGACATTTTTATATATCTTTCTAGCAACATTAATGTAAGCCTTATGAATAAAATCATCTAGCTTAGGAATATTAATATCTATCTTCTTCTGCTTTTGCCCGACGCGCATCGCAGTCAACAATTTAAGCTGAATAATATGAACACAAGTAACTAATTCTTCTAAATAATTGCAACAACTCTTTTCAATAATTCTCTTTCTCTCCTGTTCAATAATATTTGAATTCCATTTGGGAATTCTAGTTATCAAATTCTGAAATGTCATTAAATATTTATCCATTTCATCATTTTGTTTGCAAAGTTTCACAGATTCATCAAAAATAGATTTGAATCCCTCAATAACTAGTGGTGTCAAAATAGTTAGCAAACGAGCTCCCCATTCGTTCTTGGATTCATGCAAAGAACTAACATTAAAATCATCCATAATGTAGATATTGGATCTTTTATTTCCGCGGTTTAAACTCATTTGCCCAATTTCCAAAAATCCCCTTTTTTAGACCATAAATGCTCTCAAAGTCACTTTTAAAAATCGTTGACTGAGCATAACTGTGCAACACCTACATGAACGATATATTTTCCAGAGAAACATCGCGATCTAAAAAAGTAAAATTAATAATAAACATGATTATGATTTTTTCACTCCGAATCTCCTTTCTAACTTTATTAAAGGCAACCAAAAGTTCGTATCTTTTTTCATCAGTTATAGAATTATTTATTGGTTGAAATCCATCTTCTATCACTTTTATTAAATCTAATGCATTATACCCTTTTTCATATAATTTTGTTATAAACTGAAATAATTCTGACTCGGAAATATCTGAATTTATTGTCTTTTGCAGTTCTCTCTTTAACCATTCTATTCTAGTGGTTTTTACAGCTCCTAATTTAAATGTTGAATCTAAATTATATCTATACAGATTTATTGAGTGACCTTTATTAACTGGCTCTGGTATATATATTTCACAGAATCGCGACAAAATTGGTTTCAATAACTTATATTTATCTTCCACAATTATGAAAAATCTTGTATTATGACTAAATAATTCTATACATCTTCTTAGAGCTGATTGTGCATCCATTGTTAATTTATCTCCATTTAATAAGACTATACTTTTAAAAGTGTTTCCACCATTTGAATTAATGTGTGTCTTTGCAAAATATTTTAGTTCATCGCGAATAAATTTGATACCTTTACCGTGTGCACAATTTACATACATTACAAAATTATTGATCTTCTCTCTTTCACCATCATATATAAGTGAAATAAAATCACTTACTATTGTGCTCTTACCTGAACCAGATGCACCATTGAAAATAATATTAGGAATTTTTTTTATTTCATGAAAATATGCGAGTTTTTCTTTTATTGACTTATGAATATTTAATGACATGTTTATTTATTGTTATTATTAATATTAAAACATTGTTTTTATATTAATATTAAACGCTTTCTTACTTCGTTATAACCTTTAAAGGCCGAAGGACTTTGAAGGGTGGAATGAAAGGTGGATTTAAAGGCATAATGGGTGATATGTTTGGCTCCACCTTTGATTTTCGCTCAGCGAAAATAGAAAGGTGGATTTAAAGGTGGGTTGCAGGCGCACTTGACAAGCTATGTGTATAAGGATTATCAATAAAAGCTTGAAGTAATCCTGGTTCCATACGTTGGACTCCAATGTTACTATCATGCAACTGTGGTCCTGTAACAATTTTACCATATGTCTTTACCGAAGGACCATTCTGGATTATAGATTGAGGCGCCCATAACCTATTATTGTCTCTATCTGAATCCAATTTAGACATGGATACATTGTTTTGACTTGTATTGAACATCTTTGCATTTCCTTGGTTAATTCTTGCAGCAACAAGCTTCTGTTTGCTTTCATTATTTGTCTGACTATAATCGGCATCATATTGTCTATTTCCGTATTTTGATCCCATAGGATTCGTATGTTTTATAGACCCAGTCGTATCTCTTTGATTCGCAATTGGTCTTTGCGTATTTACTTCATAAGCACCATTTAATTGATTTCCAATATAACCATTTGGCTGATAAATGGTTGTCTCTTTCACAGTTACATTAGGTACATCTCCGCATGTCTGCACATAATTTCCAGTGACTTCTCCAGCTGCATTTCCATAAACACGTATATTATCACCATATTCTTCCTTTCTCACAGGTTTAAAAATATCCATTAGAGGTGCAACAACCGCTCCAATTGCGCTTGAAAACCCGGAGCCGAATGTTTGTGGCTGATTATTTATGCTACGATTATTATTATAATTAGTATGACTTTTTAAGTATTTATCTGTATCGGTATGAGGACCTGCACCAATAGAAGCAGAAGGTCCAGCATTGTATCCATCTAATTGGATGCGTTTTGAAGGCTCCGCAATTGTAGGAGTATAACTAGCTGTCTTTAATGTCGCATTTGGTGTGCCCATGATTTGGGTGGTCGTTTCATTTCGGTTTGACGTTTTAAACACTTCATCTGCAACTTGACGTTGCGCCTTTTCAGCTCCTGTAGTTGTCAACCATCTATCCTGTGAATTAATGAAAAATGTATCTGGACGATTTTTCTCTACTTTTCCTAAAATACCAACATTAGTAATATTTGATCTAGCAGGACCTTGATGATTTAACAACGAATATTCTTCCTTTGGATTAGTTGAAACACGTAGTTCATCTACTGTTTTAGGCAGCCATTGATCGCGCGACTCCATACCAGAATTGAATCCTCCTGACCCATCTGAAGAAAACCCTTTATTTAATCCTGGACCCACTTGAACAGACTCAAAAGGTTTTACCATACTGTTTTTTTGCGCAGGATTTACACGAGACTGATAAAAATCGCTCATATTTGGTGCACCATAAGCCCATTGTATATTTTCTTGTGGCTTAAATAATGGAGCTTGTTCTATTTTCTTAATTAACTGTGAACCATTTCCTGCATAATTGTCTAAAATTGTTTCTGCATTGTTATTGTTATAAATTTGCCCTTTTGGTTTTCCACCATTAAATGGAACCATGTTATTATGCTTGAATTCCTTTGAGGATAAGTAATCACCAGTTAATGAATAAACTTCTTGTATCGTATTTCCTACATCTTTTTTCGCATTTGCTCGCTGTTCAAATAAGTTCTGATTAAAATACTTATCTGTTGCAGTATTCGGATTTGGATATTGCTGAACTGTGTCTATTAATTCCTTATTATTTGTTATGGGATAATTTTGAGGCGGTACATTAACATTTGGTAAATAATTTTTATCTTTTCCCATATTTGTAAAACCTTGTTTTCCCTTTAATCCTTTTCCTTTAAATCCTTCTGTATATATTTGTTTTTCGGAAGATTCGCTCTTATTTTGATTTGATATTACAAACATTCCTCCTAATGCGATTAATGTTATAGCTAATTCCATATTATATTATATATATAAACTATTTTTATTAATATTTTATTAAAAATAGTTGTTTTATTTACACCTTAGACTTTACTTAAAAATAACTCCCCAAAACAGTTATTATCGTTATACCACTACCACCAGTACCACCTCTTAATGTATTAGCACCACCTCCACCTCCATTTCCTGTATTAGGATTTCCTGCTCCAGCTTGAACTGCAGGAGCCGTAGACGATGCTCCATTACCACCATTTGCACCCAAGCCTCCACTATTTGCAACTGTTCCATTGCAACCGCCGCCACCTCCACCACCATATTCTGTTAAAGGTAAAACATTATTCATGTTTAAAAATATACCTCCACCTCCAGCTCCTCCAGTTGTTAAAGTTCCGTCAACACCATATCCTCCAGCTCCACCCCCTCCTCCAGCTCCACTACTATTATTAGCAATTATACCTCCACCATTATGTGCATAAGTATTATAAATAAAGAATGCTGGATCTCCATTAAATTGTACAGCTTTTCCACCACCTCCAACTGCCGTACCTGCGGTAGGTGCCCCGCCAGCAGAACTAGTTCCCACAGGTCCTATAACTGCATATGGTATTATTGTTCCAACTCCACCTCCAGCACCACCTTTTGATATATAAGTTGTTCCTACACCAAGACTTGTTAATGATGTATCATTACCATTACCTGCAGCTACACCTAATACACCCCCTATTCCACCTATTCCATTAATTATATTATATGTTACCCCTGAAGAAATTGGTATGTTTGATAAATACAATACTTGTCCTCCGCCACCTCCGCCACCTCCTCTATTAACTCCAGCACCTCCGCCACCTCCGCCACCTCCTCCACCAACCAATAAAACTTTCATTGTAGAATTTGCTGGACTAGAAAATCCTATGTTACCAGTAAACCCTATAAAAGTATATGATGTATATTGTGAATTATTAACAGTAAAAGTAGTTGTTGTTCTATTAAACCCAGATGTTGCAGTTACACCAATATAAGTATTGTAAGTTATTTCTTTAGACGTGGTATTATATCCTAAAATATTGTTCGGCATCACTATACCAGTTGTTCCATTAATTGGTGCTACATAGAAACCATTTGAAGCTGTTGCACCTATTGTTGCCGAACCTGCTGCTAAAACAATAGACCCTTGTGTACCTGTTATACCAGCAGATGTTGCATTTATCAATATAGAATTGTCCCCTTGAAAAGCACTTGTTACACCTGATGAACTTAACTGTATAGAATTATCAGAACCAGTGAAGCCAGAATATGCTCCAATTGATATTGAATTTATTCCTAAAAAGTTTGTTCCAGCATTATATCCAATTGCTACAGAACCATCTTTTTGACCTGTTAAACCAGCATTTCCACCTATATGCACAGTTGTAGAACCTACAGACCATGTAGCACCAGACCAAAATAAATAATCGCTATAAAGTCTTCCCTTTTGTAGTTGTGCACCAGTAGCACCTTGTGCTCCAGTAAATCCAGTTGCTCCTTGTGCACCAGTAGGACCTGTTTGTCCTTGAGATCCTTGTGCACCAGTAGGACCAGTGGAACCTGTTTGTCCTTGTGCACCAGTATAACCAGTGGAACCTGTTTGTCCTTGAGATCCTTGTGCACCAGTAGGACCAGTGG